ATGGCTACATACGGCGGTCAGTTTACGCTTACAAAACAGGGGGACACAAAAGACACTATTACAAAAGAAAAAAGAAAAGATTATTCGTCAGAGAATTCTGGCGAATCCTCTGACCAGCCAGAAAACGACCTTTCTGTGGTGAAACCGGATGCTGCAATTCAGAGCGGCAGCAAGTGGGGGACAGCAGAAGACCTGACCGCCGCAGAGTGGATGTTTGACATGGTGAAGACCATCGCGCCATCAGCCAGAAAACCGAATTTTGCAGGGTGGGCTAACGATATCCGTCTGATGCGTGAACGTGATGGACGTAACCACCGCGACATGTGTGTACTGTTCCGCTGGGCCTGCCAGGACAACTTCTGGTCCGGTAACGTGCTGAGTCCGGCCAAACTCCGCGACAAGTGGACCCAGCTCGAAATCAACCGGAACAAGCAACAGGCTGGCGTGACAGCCGGAAAACCAAAACTCGACCTGACAAACACTGACTGGATTTACGGGGTGGATTTATGAAAAACATCGCCGCACAGATGATTAACTTTGACCGTGAGCAGATGCGTCGGATCGCCAACAACATGCCGGAACAGTACGACGAAAAGCCGCAGGTACAGCAGGTAGCGCAGATCATCAACGGTGTGTTCAGCCAGTTACTGGCAACTTTCCCGGCGAGCCTGGCTAACCGGGACCAGAACGAACTGAACGAAATCCGCCGCCAGTGGGTTCTGGCTTTCCGGGAAAACGAGATCACCACAATGGAACAGGTTAACGCAGGAATGCGCGTAGCCCGTCGGCAGAATCGACCATTCCTGCCATCACCCGGGCAGTTTGTTGCATGGTGCCGTGAAGAAGCATCCGTTATTGCCGGACTGCCAAACGCCAGCGAGCTGGTTGATATGGTTTACGAGTATTGCCGGAAGCGTGGCCTGTATCCGGATGCAGAGTCTTATCCGTGGAAATCAAACGCGCACTACTGGCTGGTTACCAACCTGTATCAGAACATGCGGGCCAATGCGTTGACTGACGCGGAATTACGGCGCAAGGCTGCCGATGAACTGTCCTGTATGACCGCGCGAATTAACCGTGGTGAGGCGATACCTGAACCAGTAAAACAACTTCCTGTCATGGGCGGTAGACCTCTAAATCGTGCACAGGCTCTGGCGAAGATCGCAGAAATCAAAGCTAAGTTCGGACTGAAAGGAGCAAGTGTATGACGGGCAAAGAGGCAATTATTCATTACCTGGGGACGCATAATAGCTTCTGTGCGCCGGACGTTGCCGCGCTAACAGGCGCAACAGTAACCAGCATAAATCAGGCTGCGGCTAAAATGGCACGGGCAGGTCTTCTGGTTATCGAAGGTAAGGTCTGGCGAACGGTGTATTACCGGTTTGCTACCAGGGAAGAACGGGAAGGAAAGATGAGCACAAACCTGATTTTTAAGGAGTGTCGCCAGAGTGCCGCGATGAAACGGGTATTGGCGGTATATGGAGTTAAAAGATGACCATCTACATTACTGAGCTAATAACAGGCCTGCTGGTAATCGCAGGCCTTTTTATTTGGGGGAGAGGGAAGTCATGAAAAAACTAACCTTTGAAATTCGATCTCCAGCACATCAGCAAAACGCTATTCACGCAGTACAGCAAATCCTTCCAGACCCAACCAAACCAATCGTAGTAACCATTCAGGAACGCAACCGCAGCTTAGACCAAAACAGGAAGCTATGGGCCTGCTTAGGTGACGTCTCTCGTCAGGTTGAATGGCATGGTCGCTGGCTGGATGCAGAAAGCTGGAAGTGTGTGTTTACCGCAGCATTAAAGCAGCAGGATGTTGTTCCTAACCTTGCCGGGAATGGCTTTGTGGTAATAGGCCAGTCAACCAGCAGGATGCGTGTAAGCGAATTTGCGGATCTATTAGAGCTTATACAGGCATTCGGTACAGAGCGTGGCGTTAAGTGGTCAGACGAAGCGCGACTGGCTCTGGAGTGGAAAGCAAGATGGGGAGACAGGGCGGCATGACTATCAAATCAAATACGCCAGCACACGACAAGGACTGCTGGCAAACGCCGCTTTGGCTTTTTGATGCACTGGATATTGAGTTTGGATTCTGGCTGGATTCAGCTGCGAGCGACAAAAACGCTCTGTGCGCTCACTGGCTAACTGAGGCTGACGACGCGCTAAATTCTGAGTGGATAAGCCACGGTGCAATCTGGAATAACCCACCGTACAGCAATATCAGGCCGTGGGTGGAAAAAGCCGCTGAGCAGTGCATACAACAGCGACAGACGGTAGTGATGCTTGTGCCAGAGGATATGTCAGTCGGATGGTTCAGCAAGGCTCTGGAGAGTGTCGACGAAGTTCGCATTATCACTGATGGACGGATTAATTTTATCGAACCATCGACGGGGCTGGAGAAGAAGGGAAACAGCAAAGGCTCCATGCTGCTGATTTGGCGACCGTTCATCAGTCCTCGACGGATGTTTACTACCGTATCCAAAGCGGCATTGATGGCGATCGGGCAGGGCGTCAGGAGGGCGGCATGAGACGACAGCGACGAAGTATCACCGACATAATCTGCGAAAACTGCAAATACCTTCCAACGAAGCGCTCCAGAAATAAACGCAAGCCAATCCCAAAAGAATCTGACGTAAAAACCTTCAACTACACGGCTCACCTGTGGGATATCCGGTGGCTAAGACATCGTGCGAGGAAATGACAATGCTTTTAATTCAACCTGGATTTGGCCTTAGCATCAAAAAAGGGCACATGTTTGGCGAGAAAGAGTCTCAACGAAAAATGGTGTCTATCCGGTTGCCATTTATCAGTATTTATTGGCTAAACAGGGAGGCAACAAATTATTGGTATACCTGCGCCAGAGCAGCATTTAACGACCCTGAGTGGTTTGTAGAAAACCATCACGCTGTTCGTCAGGCAAAGAGAAAGGCCAATACGACATACATGAAGGCGTATCGAAAAGCATGGACAGAACACCGCGATCGATACCAACAAGACATGGAAAAGCTTGAATCAGAAAACATGGAATTAAGACGAAAGCTCGGTGAAGCAAAACGAGACATTGATGCTTACAAGCGACTTTTTAATGGTGAAAGCCATGCTTAGCCCATCCCAAACCCTTCAATACCAGAAAGAAAGCGTCGAACGAGCTTTAACGTGCGCTAACTGCGGTCAGAAACTGCATGTGCTGGAAGTTCACGTGTGCTCCGATTGCTGCGCAGAACTGATGAGCGATCCGAATAGCTCAATGTACGAGGAAGAAGACGATGAGTGATTACCTGAAATGGTATCTCTGCCACCGCTGGTTAATTAAGTTTGCTGTAAAAGACTGGATGACAGCGGATGCCAACAAGCTTAAGCAAAGAAAAGACTATTACTACGCCAGAATGAAGGAAAACTACTGCTCAATTCGCACTCGCATATTTATTAAAAAAGACCTTCAGTCAATTCTTCAATTGCGAGGGAAGGTAAATGGCTAACCTACGCAAAGAAGCGCGCGGCAGAGAATGCCAGGTACGTATTTACGGCGTATGCAATGGCAACCCTGAAACTACAGTTCTGGCACATTACCGGATGGCTGGAATTTGCGGAACGGGAATGAAGCCTGACGACCTGCTCGGCGCATGGGCTTGTAGCGCGTGTCACGATGAAATCGACCGACGCACCCATAATCTCGACAACAAAGACGCCAGACTTTACCACCTCGAAGGCGTGATCAGGACGCAGGCGATACTGCTGAAGGAGGGGAAGATTAAGCCATGAACGAATATCAGTTTGTGCTTCCATACCCGCCGTCGCTGAACACCTACTGGCGAAGACGAGGAAGCCAATACTACATCAGCGATAAAGGCCAGAAATACCGAAAAGACGTTCAGCAAATCATTCGCCAACTCAAGTTAGACATTTTCACCAAATCACGACTCCGTATCAAAGTCATCGCAGACGTTCCAGACTCCCGCCGCCGCGACCTCGATAACATCCTGAAAGGTTTACTCGACTCCCTTATCCACGCCGGATTTGCGGAAGACGACGAGCAATTCGATGACATTCGCGTAATTCGTGGCGTGAAAGTACCAGGCGGAAGGCTTGGAATAAAAATCACCGAACTGGAGAACGCATGAACGCCACAATTCAAACGATACCAGAGCTTCTTATCCAGGCACGAGGCAATCAGACCGAAGTGGCAAGGATGCTTTCCTGCGCAAGAGGAACAGTGCTCAAGTACAACCGAGACAGCAAAGGCGAGCGTCATGTAATAGTTAACGGCGTCCTGATGGTCAAACAGGGCAAGAGGGGAAGACGATGAGACTCGAAAGCGTAGCTAAATTTCATTCGCCAAAAAGCCCGATGATGAGCGACTCACCACGGGCTACGGCTTCTGACTCTCTTTCCGGTACTGATGTGATGGCTGCTATGGGGATGGCGCAATCACAAGCCGGATTCGGAATGGCTGCATTCTGCGGTAAGCATGAACTCAGCCAGAACGACAAACAAAAGGCTATCAACTATCTGATGCAATTTGCACACAAGGTATCGGGGAAATACCGTGGTGTGGCAAAGCTCGAAGGAAATACTAAGGCAAAGGTACTGCAAGTGCTCGCAACATTCGCTTATGCGGATTATTGCCGTAGTGCCGCGACGCCGGGCGCAAGATGCAGAGATTGCCACGGCACTGGCCGGGCGGTTGATATAGCCAAAACAGAGCAGTGGGGGAGAGTTGTTGAGAAAGAGTGCGGAAGATGCAAAGGCGTTGGCTATTCAAGGATGCCAGCAAGCGCCGCATATCGCGCTGTAACGATGCTAATCCCAAACCTTACTCAATCCACTTGGTCACGCACGGTTAAGCCGCTGTATGACGCTCTGGTGGTGCAATGCCACAAAGAAGAGTCAATCGCAGACAACATTTTGAATGCGGTCACACGTTAGCAGCATGATTGCCACGGATGGCAACATATTAACGGCATGATATTGACTTTTTGAATAAACTTGGGTAAATTTGACCCAACGATGGGTTAATTCGCTCGTTGTGGTAGTGAGATGAAAAGAGGCGGCGCTTACTACCGATTCCGCCTAGTTGGTCACTTCGACGTATCGTCTGGAACTCCAACCATCGCAGGCTGAGAGGTCTGCAAAATGCAATCCCGAAACAGTTCGCAGGTAATAGTTAGAGCCTGCATAACGGTTTCGGGATTTTTTATATCTGTGCAACAGGTAAGAGCATTTGTAGAGTTCGACTCTCTACCGTGGGCTTTTTCCCGCGATGCGAGCCATAAATGCTCTTTCCGTTGTGCTGAATTAAGCGAATACCGGAAGCAGAACCGGATCATCAAATGCGTACAGGCGTCATCGCCGCCCAGCAACAGCACAACCCAAACTGAGCCGTAGCCACTGGCTATCCTGAATTCATCAGTGATAGTTACGCTGCGGCCTTCTACGCATGACCTTCGTGAAAGCGGGTGGCAAGAGGCTGCGCTAACAACCTCCTGCCGTTTTGCCCGTGCATATCGGTCACGAACAAATCTGATTACTAAACACAGTAGCCTGGATTTGTTCTATCAGTAATCGACCTTATTCCTAATTAAATAGAGCAAATCCCCTTATTGGGGGTAAGACATGAAGATGCCAGAAAAACATGACCTGTTAGCCGCCATTCTCGCGGCAAAGGAACAAGGCATCGGGGCAATCCTTGCGTTTGCAATGGCGTACCTTCGCGGCAGATATAATGGCGGTGCGTTTACAAAAACAGTAATCGACGCAACGATGTGCGCCATTATCGCCTGGTTCATTCGTGACCTTCTCGACTTCGCCGGACTAAGTAGCAATCTCGCTTATATAACGAGCGTGTTCATCGGCTACATCGGTACTGACTCGATTGGTTCGCTTATCAAACGCTTCGCAGCCAAAAAAGCCGGAGTTGAAGATGGTGGAAACCAATAAACAGCGCAAAGCATTCTTAGACATGCTGGCGTGGTCAGAAGGTACTGACAAAAAAGGACAGCCTACAAATAACCGCGGTTACGATGTGATTGTCGGTGGATCGTTATTCACTGATTATTCAGATCACCCTCGCAAGCTGGTAACGCTGAATCCGAAACTGAAATCTACGGCTGCCGGTCGGTATCAGATACTGTCGCGTTGGTGGGATGCCTACCGCAAGCAGCTTGGTCTGAAAGATTTCTCTCCTGCCAGTCAGGATGCTGTCGCATTGCAGCAGATTAAAGAACGCCGCGCACTGGAGTTAATAGACTCTGGCGACATCCGTCAGGCAATCGATCGCTGCAGCAATATCTGGGCATCACTACCCGGGGCAGGTTACGGTCAGTTTGAGCACAAAGCGGATAACCTTATCGCCAAATTCAAAGAGGCTGGCGGCACGGTAAACGAGCCAAAATCATGAGCCGATTAACCGCAATCTTCATTGCTGTTGTCGTCTGCGTCATCGTGTCGCTTGGATGGGCTGTTAATCACTACCGCCACAACGCCATCACCTACAAAGACCAGCGCGACAAAGCCACCAAGAATCTCAGCCTGGCTAACGCCACCATCAAAGATATGCAGGTACGCCAGCGAGATGTCGCTGCACTGGATGCCAAATACACCGGAGAACTGGCTGATGCCAAGGCTACTATCGATCAGCTTGAGCGCGATGTTGCTTCTGGCAAGCGTCGGTTGCAGCTCAACGCCAGATGTCCCGCGAGCGGAGAGACCGGCACCGGCGGCATGGGCGATGCTTCCGGCCCCCGACTTACTGAATCCGCTGAACGGGATTATTTCACCCTCAGAGAGCGGATCATCACAGTAACGAAGCAGGTAGGCTATCTGCAGGGATACATCAGAGAGCAATGCCTCAAATAACAGCCTCGCAATAGCGGGGCTTTTTTTATGCGCATCGCAGCGCGTTACAAACCGAGAGCCTATAGGAAGCGAGCCTGAGATAAATCGTTATCTCTCGGGGCGACTTATCTATGCGAACAGGCTCGCAACTTATAGGTGAATTATGAAGAAGTTGATGACTACTGCTTTTGTATTCGTGCTGGTCTGGGGGCTGTTTGGCCTGCTGGTCTACGCGACTTTACAGGGCGACCACTCATTGATGAGCATCGTCGTAGCGGCTTACTGGGCGATTATAGTTCTTGCCTGCTTCATCTCGCCTCTGTTTCTTGTGGCTGTGCTCATGGCAGGGAAAGAGAGTGACCCAATGGAGCGTGCCAAGCTGTTAATCCCACTGAAGGACTATTACAAACGCAAGGGGGCGACTAGGAAGTTCATTAGCCTTGCGACCATGGCGGCAATTTTCGTCATGTTGTCTTATTCCGGCTGGGTGTTCACATCGTTGTTTTACATCTTGGCGTGTGGCTTTGTCACGGTGCTTAATTCGGTCGGCAGAGACAAGTTCGAAGAACTGACAGGCCACATCGTTAAGTTGTGACTCATTACAGAAGCTCTTCACTGAGGGGCTTCGATAATGATCTGTGTAACCCCGCAAGGATGGTGATCACATCTTGCTGACGGGTAAGCCGTAAGTGGCTAAGCACATCTGAGAAGCTGAGCGAACGCTGCGACACGGCTAAGAGGTAATCATGCCAGGCATCTACCAAATCACCCTCACGACCCAAACAGGCGAAACCTTCACCGGAAAGATGACTGGGAGTCAGCCTGAGTTGGTTAATGGCTTTGTGCCGCTGGCGACCGAGACTGGCGAGTGGTTGTATTTCGCTCCCGCCGATGTGAAGCGCGTGGAGTTCACGCCAGTACCGGTAGAGAAGACCGAACAGCCAGCAGACGAAACAACGGAGTAACCCATGATTATCACCACCAAAGTTTCTCTTCGGCCTTACATGAAGCCGCTACTTATTCTGTCGGCGTTGCTTCACTGGGATTGGTTAACCGGTAAATGTTTCAAAGTTGAAATGGTTGACGGCAATACGGCGACCATCGAATCGAAATAATGGAGTAACGAATGAGCAAGCCGGACTGGGAGGCCATCGAGACGGCGTACCGTGCCGGAGTGATGTCCCTCCGAGAAATAGCATCACAACACGGTATCAGCGAAGGCGCTATCCGTAAGCGTGCCAAGCGTGACGACTGGTCACGTGACCTGAATGCGAAGGTGAAAGAACGCGCTGACGATCTGGTACGCAAAGCTGAGGTACGCAAACAGGTACGCAGTGAAGTAACTTTTAACGAACGCGTACTCATCGAGGCTACTGCTGAGGTAATCGCCAATGTCCGTATGGAGCATCGCGGCGACATTAAGCGAGCCCGGCAGATAACGAACGCCCTGTTTGATGAGTTGGGGGCAGAGTGCGCAGACGTGTCCGCACTGGAGAAGCTCGGAGAGTTGATGTTCGACCCCGACGACAAAGGTCAGGACAAGCTCAACGATCTGTATCACAAAATAATCAGCCTGCCTTCCCGAGTTAAATCCATGAAAGACCTGAGCGACAGTCTCAAGACACTGATCGGCCTCGAACGTGAGGCTTATAGCATCGAGAACAAGGCTGAAACGAAAGAGGTCACGCATAACGTCATGCTGGTACCAACCAGTGACAGCGTGGATGACTGGGAAGCGGCAGCACAGAAACAACAGGATGGGGTGCTCGATGGATGAATTACAAAGCTGTATGGAAGCCACTGCCTGGATCCCAGTCTCTGGCGCTGAGCTGTCCGTGTAACGAAATCCTGTTCGAGGGTACTCGTGGCCCGGGAAAAACCGCTGCGCAGTTAGCCAGGTTCCGGCGTAACGTCGGCGTGGGCTATGGCTCATTCTGGCGCGGCGTCATCTTTGACACCGAATATAAAAACCTTGCCGACATCATCACTCAGTCGAAGCGTATGTTTCGACTGTTCAACGATGGCGCGCGATATCTTTTGTCTGCGAGCGAATTGCGATGGGTATGGCCCACTGGCGAGGAACTTCTCTTCCGCTTCGGCAAACAGGCAGATGACTACTGGGATTTTCACGGTCAGGAATTCCCGTTTATCGGCTTTAACGAGCTGACGAAACAGCAGTCTCCAGAGTTCTACGAAATGATGTTCTCCTGTCGGCGTTCATCGTTCAGGCCGGAAAACTACCCGCTGGAGAATGGCAAGTTACTAAGGCCAATCCCGCTGGAGACGTTCAGCACGACCAACCCGTTCGGCATCGGGCATACATGGGTGAAGAAACGCTTCATTGAGCCAGCACCACGCGGAACCGTACAGCGTGACAGGCTGATGGTATTCAACCCCCAGACAGAGTGTGAGGAGGAAATCACGCTTACTCGCGTGGCAATTCACGGGTCCTATAAAGAGAACCCGTATCTCGATCCGCAATACATCGCGACGCTGATGGCTATCAAAGACCCTAACCGCCGCAAAGCCTGGGTAGAGGGTTCTTGGGATGTAACCAGCGGTGGGCGCTTTGACCACCTGTGGAATGAAGCGCTGCACGTCATCAAGCCGTTCCGCATACCTGATAGCTGGACCGTCGACCGTTCCCATGACTGGGGCGAGTCGAAGCCGTTCTCTAACCTCTGGTGGGCGCAGGCTGATGGCACTGCCGCCGAACTGCCTGATGGTCGACAATTCTGCCCGCCGGCAGGGACGATAATCCTGATCGGCGAATGGTATGGCTGCCCGCCTGACGAGCTTAACAAAGGTCTGAATATGTCATCCACTAACGTCGCGAAAGGCGTGGCGTGGATTGATAAGCGACTGGTTGGCGAAGACGTCGACGAGCCGGAAGAGATTCAAATCGACGGTATAACACAGGGACAACTGAACATTGTTCCGGGGATATGCTCGGAAGTTATTCCGGGGCCAGCGGATAGCGCCATTTTCAACACCGGCGACGATGAGTTATCCATCGGCCAGAAAATGGAAAATCAGGGTGTCGAATGGCTTGAAGCCAATAAGAAACCAGGCTCTCGAGTTAACGGCGCTTCGGTTTTCGCAGACATGCTTGAGGCAGTCGTTGAAGGCAAAAAGCTGGAATCCGGCATCCCGGAGAAGCCTGCCTTTTACGTGTTCGAACATTGCCGTGGCTGGATTAGCCGCATCCCAGTTCTGGTACGTGACAGCAAAAACCCTGATGACGTAGATACCCAGCAGGAAGATCACGACTGGGACGCCACCCGCTACCGTGTACTGCACTCTCCTCGCCGTTCTGGGGCGATATTCTTCACATAAGGACAACTCAGTGAGTAACGATACAGAAATGCAAGTCCTCGCTGGGCTCATTGTGAACAGCCTCAACGAGGTCTCGAGATCACGTCAGCTTTATGCGGCTGGCTTCAACAAATCAGGTAACACCAAGCGGCACCATCTGTGGTGTGAATTTGGCTACCCTGAGCGTCTCGACTTTGACCACTTCTACAACATGTACGAGCGTAATGGCGCTGCGTTCGGCGCGGTTCATAAACTGCTGGATGCATGTTGGTCTGATAGTCCAGTAATCGTGGATGGCGACGAAACCAAAAAGGCCAAAAAGACCACGCCTTGGGAAAAGAAAGTCACCAAGCTCATGAAGAAGTACTGGGCAAAAGTGAAAGATGCCGATCGACGGAATCTTGTCGGGCACTATTCCGCTCTCATCCTGCAGTTTGCAGACAGTCGGGAATGGTATGAACCAGTAAATCGTGACGTAATGCGTAATTCCCGTGAGCGCGGCCTGGTAAAGATGATTCCTGCATGGGAATCGCAGGTGAAACCGGGGGAGTTAGAGCAGGATCAGAAGTCTCCTGATTACGCCATGCCGAAGTTCTATTACTTCCAAGAGCAGCCTGTCGGGGATAACGGCAACATTGTCGGACCGATGCGCTCCATCAAAATCCACCCTGAACGCATCATCATGTTTTGCGAGGGGTCAGAAGACGAATCATCCCTGGCTGGCATTCCTTTCTTGCGGGCAGGCTATAACGACCTGCTGGATATGGCTAAAACCTCCGGCGGCAGCGCTGAAGGATTCCTGAAAAATGCCAGCAGGCAGCTCGGCATTAACATGTCGAAAGACACCAAGATTGAAAAAATCATGGAGGATGCCAAGAAAGCCGGATATTCAGGGCTGGCTGAGGCGCTAAACGCCGCTATACAGAAGTTGAACTCTGGTACTGATTCGGCGCTGGTTACGCAGGACGGAGAGGCGAAGGTGCTTTCTGTGGCCGCTGCCGATCCGAGTCCAACATGGACAGTGTCAGCTAATCAGTTCTCATCTTCAGTTCAATTGCCTTTCACCATCCTGTTTGGTCAGCAGACAGGAAGGCTTGCGTCAGATCAGGACAAAAACGACTTTGCCAAGCGCTGCAATAGTCGCCGCAATGGGTTCCAGACCGACCGGGCGAGTGCAGTTATAGAGCGACTTTGGACGGTGGAAGTTATCGAACCACCTAAATCTGGCGAAATCACGTTAACCTGGTCCGATCTACTCGCGCCAAGCGAGAAAGAGAAGATTGCCAACATGAAGGAAATGGCTGCGGTCGCGAAGGATACTCAGCAAGCCTATGGCACACCTGCTGTTGATGAGAACGAGGTCAGGGAGGCTGGAGAACTTGAGCCGCGTGAGGATGTTAAAACACCTGACCCAAATAAAAAGGTAACGACCGATGATCCTCTTTCCGATGACACTGGAGCAAAAGACGAAAGTAGGGACACCGGTAGTTCCGCGCAGCAAGGTTGACCCGACGCGATCGGCAAAACAGGTCACCGCGATGTTTCGGGATATCGAGGACCGGTATCTCGGCATCAAGCATGCACTGAAAGCTCAATTCGACCAGCGTCTGATCGGGCGGGAGCGTGAGGTAAACAGCCATAACTGGCACTTCCTCTGCCACGACCACGGCGAGGATATGCGGCTCTACCAGGTCAACGCCGGCAAGTTCATCTACGACATGTCGGCGCAGGAGCTGGCTGACCTGCTGGAAGCTGTGCAGGGCATTCTCGACGATTACCTGCTGGATGGTGGCGAGCAAAACCTCTGGGCTATGGATTACGTCGTCGCAGAGGCGCAGCGAGGCACACTGGAGGCATTCAACAACCTCTCTCAGCAGTCACAGGTGTACGCCAGCCAGACGACGCTACAGCAGCTTTTAAGCAGCCCTGGTTATCTGAACCAGATAGCGGCGGCCAGGCTGACAACGTTCAGTGACTGGAAGGTCATCAGCGATACGGCCCGCGGCGACCTGACCAACATCATCACCGATGCGGTAGCGCGCGGAGTGAATCCTCGCGAAACGGCCAGCGTCATCAGCAAGCGTCTCGATGTGTCCATGTCGAAGGCAAAGACTATCGCTCAAACTGAACAGGTCGGCGCGCTACGGCAGGCGCAATGGAATGAAACGGACTGGGCTGCTGACCGGTTGGGGCTGAATACCGGACTGCTGTGGTTGTCGGCACTCAAGCCAACAACGCGAACCTGGCACGCCAGCCGCCACGGCAAGGTCTACACCACTGAAGAGGTGCGGGACTTCTACGCCGAGAACGGCAACCGGTACAACTGCTACTGCAGCCAGATTCCGGCCCTGCTCAATGACGACGGCAGCATCTTCAATGAAGGGCTGGCTGAGAAGCTGGCGAAAGAGAGAAAGGCCTGGGCGTCAGGTTGATTCATCAACCAAATTCAACGACCTCATTAACTACAACCGTTAAATCATCGAATGTAGGCTTGGCGAATTGTAGGGCATGGTTCATGCAAAAAAGCATTGCGTCCTCACCCTTTGGATCGAGATATCCATCGTAATCAACGAAGATATCGTAGGATTGCCGGTTGATTGTGTAGTTAATTTTATACTTTTTCATTTTCTAATCGCCTTAATTACCTTCGAAGCATTTGAAATTTCAACATAGCATGAAGAGGACCCAGCATGAAACGCAACCGCGTTAACGTGCTGACCGTCGTCAACTCCGCTTCAAACATCACCACTGAAACCATCGACGGCAAGCCACATATCGTGGTTCGCGGCATCACGCCTGTCGTGGACGATATCGTGATGAACCGGAAGTTGTACCCGGCAGCAGAAATCGAAAAGGCCTACAACACGCTTGAGCGTAACCCGATGCCGCTGGGCCACCCGAAGGTGGACGGCAAGCACGTGTCGGCGCGAGATGTCCGGGCAGTGAATGAGTACCACGTCGGTGCCTGGCTGCAGAACGTCAGCCACAAGGACGGGAAGGTGACGGGCGATATGTACGTTAACCGCCAGTACGCCGAGTCCAGCGAGAAGGGCAAGCGCCTGATTAACCGTCTGGATGAGATGCTAGAGGGTACCAACTCCGACCCGATCCACATCTCCACCGGCCTGCTGTATTCCGGAATCGCCGCCAACGGCGAGTCGAAGGGCAAGAAGTACAACGAGATCGCCACCAACATGATGTTTGACCATGTGGCGGTGCTGCTCGATGAGCCAGGCGCAGGTACGCCGGAGGAGGGCGTGGGCATCTTCGTTAACTCAGAAGGTGATGAGCAACAGATTGAAGTTGCCCGTCTGGCTGACGGAATCGACTGCACCCGCGACGGCCTGCTCAACAAGACCAAATTCTTCTTCACCAACGCCTCCAACTTCTCTTTCGACGACATCTCCCGGGCTATCAGCGACAAGCTGCGCGAGGGTGACACCGAAGATAAGTGGCTTTGGCCTGAAACGGTGTGGCCGGACAGCTTCATCTACCGCGATGACACCAAATACCTGAAACAGAAGTACCTCATCGATGAGGGCGGCAAGGCCGTGTTCGTCGGCGAACCTGTAGAAGTCGTGCGCAAACCCACTGAGTACGAGATTAAAACCAACGGAGAGAATGATCCGATGAAAGAACTGATTATCAATGCGCTGCAAGCCGCTGGTAAGCCGACCGAAGGCAAGTCCGACGCCGAGCTGATGGACGCATACAACCAGATGAAGGCCGACGAAGCCACCGCCAAGAAAAAAGGCGATGAAGAAATCGACCCTGAAACCGGCAAGCCCAAGAAAAAAGAGCAGGCCACCAATAACGAAGAGATGCCAGCCTGGGCGCAGAAACTCGCCGATCGCGTGGACGTCGTTTTCAACAGCCTGAACGCGAACGCCGATAAAGAGAAAGGCGAAAAGCGCGCAGCTGTGAAGCTGGCGATGAACATGAGCGATGAAGAAGTCGCGGATCTGGACGGTAAGGCGCTCGACGCTATGTACGCCAAGTGTCAGACATCTTTCGGCCTGAACGGTGCGTTCCGCAACCAGGCTACCAACACCCAATCAGTCAGCGAAATGCCGGAGTAAAAAATGGCTAAAGACGGAAAACACGTAATTCACGCCGGTGGCATATTCCCTAACCCGCTGCTCAACCGTGAAGGCCGCGCCACCGCGGTCAAACCCGGCACCCTGGGCTTCTTCGATGCTGGCGTCTTCAAGGCGTCGGTAGATGGTAGCGAGACAGCGATTATCTATGTCGCTGACTTCGATTATCTGCGCTGCAAAACGGTGGACGACACCTTTGCAGTAGATGATCTGTTGGTTGGCATCCATCCCTTGCCTGGCATGTTCCTGAACGTACGTGCTGCTGCCGGGACCTATAAAAAAGGCGACGCTCTCTCAATCGTCAACGGCCAGGTGAAGAAGTGGTCCACTGGCGAATCAGATCGCTGCTATTGCGACGAAGAGCGCTCAATCACCGCCGCTGCTGGCGATCTCATTCGCGTAGTGATTAAGTAAGGAGTCACTGAATGCTTGTTTATTCTAAATCGCTGGGCGAAAAGACCGGCAACCTGGCCGTGAACCAGTACCAGTTTGGTATGCTGACACAGGAGCGTAATGCCGCACTGAACCATCAGGGCGTTAACGTCATGCAGGAAATGGCTGATCGCATTAATGCTATTAACCAGTTGAATGGCATCAACGCCGTGCGCTCACCTGCTGACCTGTACAAGGCCTTTGACCAGACCGTGCTGCGTCAATTCCAGCCGAACACTGAGTTCACACTGTTTAATGACCTGATGCCGCTGTCTCGTTCGGTACGCATCAATCAGACCGTGTACGAATACGCTAAGTCTGGCGGCCGCATGTGGGCCCACACCTCCATGTCTGGTCAGATTGGCGCGGCGCTGGATGCTGTGCAGTACCAGTACGACGGAACGATGGTTCCGGTGCACGATACCGGCTTCAAGTTCCACTGGCGTGAGCCGCGCCTGAACAACCCGGACGCGTTCGACATCATCTCTGATGCTCAGTTCGAGTCCACCAACGAAGTTCGCCGCCAGTACGTGGATTACATCTACAACGGTTACCGCGACGCGGAAGGCAATTACATCAAGTTCGACGAGAAGACCTGGAAGGGCCTGAAGAACGACGAGCGTGTGGCGATGGTTGACCTTGGCGCATCTGGCCTGAATATCGACTTCACCAGCGCGTCGGCGACCGCTGAGCAGATCCGCAATGCGGCAATCAAGCTGCGCGACACGCTCAAACTGACCAACAACCAGTACGCCGAGCAGACCTGGTATGTGTCGAGCGCCATCATTTCTAACCTTGAGCGCTACTTCAGCGACAACTACCAGTCTGACACCATCTTGCAGGAGCTTCTGAAGTTGTCCGGTATTTCCGCGATTAAAGAAGATGCTCAACTGACCGGCAACCAGATCCTGATCGTTCCGCTGACTGCTGGTGTGATTGCACCGATTGTAGGCCAGGCGTTTGGCACCGTTGCCGATCCGCGTCCTTTCTACAATAGCGATTACATCTGGCGCACCTGGGGCGCGGCTGGCCTGATGGTTAAGACCGACATCAACAGCAAGAAATCTGTCATCTACGCACACAGCTAAGGGGTAAACATGGCACTGGTAGAAATCATTACAGACAATCTGTATGCCGGTGCCAACCTCCGCAAACTGGAGGTTGGTGCGGTTGTTGAGGTGGACGATGCAACAGCAGCGCGCTGGAAAGCGACCGGTAAAGCGAAAGACACTGACAAAAAGAAGGGTGAAAAACTCTTCGGCGAGTCAGTACCGGCAGCATCACAGCATAGCGATTTGCTCGAGCAGCTGACGGCGGTGACGAAGGAGCGTGATGAATCTCTGGAGCAGGTGGCTAAACTCACTGACCAGGCTGCAGCTGAAAAAGCCACATTCGATGAGCAGCTGGCGGCGGTGACGAAGCGCGCTGAAGAGGCTGAAGCCGCCTTGGCTGAAGCTACCAAGAAGGCGAAATAACCATGGCTGACCCAATCACAGCGGCAGACGTGCAGTCGTTCCTCGGTGAATTGGGTTACTCCATCCCGGGCGCGCTGCTGGAGCCGATCCTCTGCGTGGTGAATAAGATTATCCCTTGCCTCGATGGCGCTGGGTATGACGACTGCACCGCGAAGCTGATCCTGATGTATGCCGCCGCGCTTATGGCTACGTCGTCCGGCGCTCGCCGCATCAAATCGCAGGGTGCGCCGTCTGGCGCGTCCCGCTCGTTTGAATATGGCGACGACAGCATTACCTGGCTGCGCGACTCGCTGGCGAAACTCGATACCAGCGGCTGCACCAATGAGCTACCAATCAGCGCCGGTAACAGTGTGGGCCTGTTCATGGTGGTTGGAGGCTGCTGATGTCGTGGATATCCGTTAGCGTCAGGCTTCCGCGCTCGTTCACGCGCGTATGGGTGATGACCGACACCGGGCGGGAGACAACTGGCTACGTTAAATCGGACGGTGAGTGGTTCATCAATTGCCCGCGCATCCGGGCGATTGGTGCCGTGGTACTGCGCTGGAAGGAGGGCTGATGTCGTCTACTGCTTCATGGTCCTACAACAAGCCATGCACGATATGGCGTAAGGGGGCGGGCGGTAATGATGAGTTTGGCGATCCTGTCGAACCATATGAACCGCCTGAAACCATCATGTGCGACTACATCGGCGGCCTGTCTGCAAAGCTCGGCTCCATCGGTAAAGAGGTTGTAGTAAAAAACACCTTCTTCACAGCTTACGCTCTGGCGGATGAGGGCGATTACATCCTGATTGGTGTTAGCGCTGAGCTGGACCCGGTCGTGGCCGGTGCCGATGAGGTGCGCCACGTTACCCGCTGGAACGACACGCTCGACGGCCTGGAAGATGACTGGGCGATAATTACGGGAGTGTAGCCATGGGCATAAAAGTGAAGGGCGTCAGCCAGGCGAAGAAGCATCTGAACGATGTCATCAACGACGTTAAGGGGCGCAAGGTAATTCGCGCGCTGCAGTCCGCGATGATTCTTATCGGTGCGCGGGCGGCCTATTACACCCCGATCGACACCTCTACCTTGGTTAACAGCCAGTTCCGTGAAATCGACGCTGGCGGGGTTCTCATCACCGGGCGCATCGGTTACTCAGCCAACTATGCCGCGTACGTGCACGAAGCGTCAGGCAAGCTGAAAGGCCAGCCGCGCGCGCACTTTGGCGTGACCAGTAATCGCTCATCAGTTGGACCGCAGAAACCGAAAGAGTTCGGCGGCGGTATCGGGACAGGTAACTACTGGGACCCGCATGGTGAACCACAATTCCTGACCAAAGGCGCGAATGATGAGCGCGATAACGTTGACGCGGTGATGCGCAAGGAGCTTTCGTTATGACACCCATGATGCACGAGCGGGTGCGCAACATGTTCGGCGACGCCGGGCTAACGACCGGTTTCACGGTTCAACAGCTGATGTACGATGACCCGGGAAAGCTAACTGAAGCGGTGATGGTGTTCAGGCCAAACGGCGGGTCGAACATCCGTACTGACCTCGGTTCTGAGTATCACGTGCTGGTCGACGTCGTAGGCGCGAAAGACAAGCGCAAAGACGCGCTCAGCGCCGTGCAGCGCATCGTCGATTATGTCCAGGCTAACCCCATGGCTGACGAGTGCGTCGGCTACATCCAGAACATGGGCGCAATTCCCGCGCCGGTGCTCACAGAAGAAGGGCGAATAGTCTTCCGACTCCAGTTCGCCTGCACTTACGGCGAATAGCCATCCCAACCAAATAACCCGCTGAGGCGGGTTTTCTTTTATACATCAAAGAGGAGTTTCACATGGCTAATTGCCAGAACTCGAACGAGCGCCTGTTCGGCGGTGCGGTCGTGCTGGAAGTCGCCGATGGCTGCCCGGACGTCAAACCACTCGAAGGTGAGTGGATGGCGCTGGCCGCTGGTACGTCAAAGGGCTTCGACTTCAACCCGAACTCGGTTACCTCTGATGCGGATGACGGCGGCGGCTATGTCGAGACCATCATCACCAACAGTGATTTCACCCTGAGCTTTGAAGGTGAAGTGCGCAAGAAGGACAAGCTGGATCAGTACGGTGTCGGCAAATTCATCAAGTATTTCGCTGACGAGCTGAAGGCCAAACGTCAACCCGGCATCTGGGTTCGCATGGATTACGGTCCGGTCGAATTCGTGGGCTACATGAACATCACGGCGCTGAGCTCTGACGGCGGTACCAACGACATCGTCACATTCTCCACCGAGTTCAAAGTCGGCGATGCAACCACCATCGAAGTGAACGAGCTGACTGCTGTAGCGGTGACTGGCGTAACGGTAACTCCGGCTACCAGCACCGGCACGGCAGGCGGCACCAGCACCTTCACGGTGAACATCGCACCAACCGGCGCTACCAACAAAGATTTCACTGTGGCGACTACCGACGCGACCAAAGCAACTGCCACCGCCTCCGGCAACACCGTTACCGTGACGCGTGTTGCCACCGGCAGCGCGCAGATCATCATCAACACCGAAGACGGCAACTTTGTGGCCGTGCATACGGTTACCGTTACCTAACGGACATTCCAAAGGGCGGCGTGCTGCCCTTGATAATGACCGTTTACTGGAAGGCTTATGACCGCTTTAACCGATATTGGCGAACTATCTGTCAGTGACAGCCGCACCGGCGGGAAAGACTACCTTCTCCGGCCTTCATTTGAGGCTATGACCAGGATCGGCACTCCGGAAGAGATTGTGCAGACGTACGCCACCATCCACGGCAATGATGTTGCTCAGTTGATTGAGGTGTGTGCTGGCACGCTGGGGGGCTTTCCTGAATGGCTGTCTCCTTCTTTCAATCGCGCAGCTGAGAAGCTGTTATCGACGTGCATGCTGGTGCTGCAGGCATGCTGCGAGGAAGACCTGACGCCAATGATCGGCGAGTGGAAAGGGTGGCGGCATTGCGTTGTCTATCGCCCGGGCCAGATGCCGAAGAACGACATCATCGTACTGGCGCAGCACCTCATGCAGCACGGTGTCGTCGGAAAGGCAAAGGTACGCCAGTTGCAGCGCCACGAGACTGGCGAGCGCACAACAGAGTTTAAAGCATTCGACTACATCAGCGCGGCGCGTAGCCACTTCGGCATGAACCGTGTCGAAGCCTCACAGTTAACGATGACCGAATTTCAGATGCTGCTGGCGGCGAAATATCCCGATCAGAAAGGCTTCACACGCGATGAGTACGACAGCATCGCCGACGAATACCTGGCTAAACAGGCCGCACGCAGGGCAAAAGCAAAGCAATAACCGGAGAATGACATGGCAGGTGAGAAGAACGCCGGTAGCATCGTTTACGAAATCAGCGCCGACGTTGAGCCGCTGTTGCAGGGCGGGAAACAGGCCATTGATGCTCTGGATAAACTGGATGCTGCAGCTCAGCAGTCCGGTAAGGGAATGGATAACCTCGATCAGAGCACGTCCCAAACCGGATCCGCGTTTACTGAGCTGGCTGGCTATGCCAACTCTATGGATAACCAACTGCGTAAGCTGAACACCAACGTGAGCGGGATCGCCCGAGCCATGGAAGAGGCTCGCAGCGGTACCGGTGGCGCTAACAATGAGTTTAATCGCGCAGAATCAATTATCGAGGCCTTAGGTAACCAACTCGCCGTGTTGGATGAGGCGCAAGAGAATGGCGCACGCAGTGCCGCGGTGCTGGCTGCTCAACTCCGTGCCGGTTCGAAGGCGACCGATGAAGAAAAGCAGAAGATTGGCGAGCTGACTGGTCGACTTTATGACATGAAAACTGGCGCCGAAGGTGGAGCGAAAGGTACTGGAAGCTGGAAATCCAGCATGCAGCAGGCTGGTTATCAGGTTCAGGACTTCATAGTCCAGGTGCAGGGAGGGCAGTCTGCGCTGGTGGCTTTTGCTCAACAGGGCTCGCAGCTCGCAGGCGCGTTCGGTCCGGGCGGCGCAGTGGTTGGAGCATTCATTGCGCTCAGTTCAGTAATCGCTGGTGTGCTGATAACTTCGCTGAATGGTGGCAAGACAGCCATGGACGCGCTCAAAGACGCAGCCGAAGCGATGGACAAGGTCATCAACGTCTCAATTAATGGCGTGGCTGCGCTGTCAGACAAATATGCGTACCTGGCGAAGACTAATGCTGAAGTAGCCACGCTGATGCGTAATCAGGCGCTTCTGGAGTACAACGAGGCGATCAACAAAATACCGAAAGCTATCAGTGATGCTTCAAGCTCACTGTTGTCTTTCGGTGATAAAGCATTGTCGGCCTTTTCCGGCGGCTATGCTTCGGTAGAAGGTTTTAACGATCGCCTGGCTACTCTGGAAATAACCACCGATAACTATGCTGAGGCGGTCAAGCAGGCATACGGCGCCGGTCAGGCGTTCCAGGCGACAGCAAACAGTATCGGGAATACTGTTGGTGCTGTAGCGGATAAGTTCGGCATCACCGAGCAGAAAGCCTTCGAGCTTAGCAAGCAGCTTTCAGATATTGCCAAAAACCCATCTCCTGAGGCATTGCAGCGCCTGGCTACAGAACTGCAGAACACGCAGAGCTCCACTGAAAAGGGACAAACTGCGCTCACAGCGTTCGTTGGTAAGTTGGTAGAACTGTCCCGTGAGGCGGTAATTGCCAAAGGCAACGTGGCAGCCCTCAAGCAGGAGACCGACAACCTGACGAGCGGTCAGAAGAACCTGATCAAGCAGTCAGAGCGAAACCTGGCCTTGTCGAAGCTGCAGGGTGAGGCTCGCGCCAGGCTGCAGGCTCAATATGCTGCCGAAGATGCTGGTTTTGCGAAGGATGATCCACACGCGAGGCAGATGGAAGATGACGCTGCCGCTACGTATAAAAATACGCAGGCGCAGAAGACACTTCAGTCCGAGCAGAAAAAAGGCGCTTCCCAGGCGGATTCCATTGCGCAGAAACTGGCGAATCTGAAACAGCAGTCAGAACTTGCCGCCGACTCAACCAATAAGCTGAGTCGCGAACAGTCGATGCTCAATGCAGAGCAGTCTCTTGGGAAGGGGGCTACTCAAGCGCAGATCGCAGAGGCTCGCCAGTATGCTGCTGCAAAATGGGACACTGCCAACGCCATAAAGGCGCAGGCGGCAGCGGAAAAACTTCTTCCTGAGGCACGCGAGAACGCCAGTTACAGGCAGGATGTAGAGGATTTAAATACCGCTCTGGCTGCGAAAAAAATCAGTCAGGAGCAGTTCAATCAGACATCCGAGCGACTGGAGGCGACTCACCAGGCGAACCTGGCAAAAATCCGCGCCCAGCAGGCGGTAACTCCACAGCAGGATGCGGTCGGTGGTGTTGACCCTGTTCAGCAACTGGCGAACGAGAATGCCAGAAAACTCGCGCTTATTCAGGCATTCGAGCAGCAAGGGCTTATCACTCATCAGAACGCACTTATGTTGCGCGCTACTGCTGACAGGGAGTACGAACAGGCACGTATAGCAGCGCAATGGGAGATTTTCCGTAACCAGAGCGCAGGCAATGAAGCGCTGGCGGCGTCATTTGATGCACTGGCTGGTAATGCGTCCAATGCCTTAACCGGCATCATCACCGGGAGCATGTCAGCATCTGACGCTTTGCGATCGATCGGCAATACCGTCCTGAACAGCCTCATCAATACTTTCGTCCAGATGGGCGTTGAGTGGGTGAAGTCGGCAATCATGGGACAGACAGCCACCACTGCAGCAGTTGCAGCATCAACTACGGCGCAGGCGGCTGGCATTGCCACCACGACGGCAACGTCTACGGCAGCGGCGGCAGCTACCACGGCGGCATGGACTCCTGCGGCCATCATGTCCTCCATTGCCTCGTTCGGTGGTGCGGTGGCGATCGGTATCGGCGCTATGGCTGGCATTTTGGCTCTGTCAGGTAAGCGCAAGAACGGCGGTCCAGTATCGGCTGGCGGGATGTATCAGGTAGGCGAAGGCGGCATGCCGGAGATTTACCAGGCCAGTACCGGTAAGCAGTACATGATACCGGGCGATAACGGCAAGGTGATCAGCAACAAGGATATGACCGCAGGGGGCGGTGGCGGGGTGGTAATCAACATACAGAACTACACGTCATCATCGGTCGATGCGCAGGCCGGAACGGATGCTAATGGTGGAGTGACTGTGGATGTAATTGTCGCTGACCTGAACAACGGCGGCCCAATCAGCAACGCCATAACCAGCAATATGAACGTTAAACGCACGCCAAGGGGGCAGGGCTGATGCCAATTATCGACTATCCCGACTGGCTGCCGCTGGCGCAGAAGGCCAGCAAAAACATGACGCTTGATACAGGGTTCCAAACCGATCAGCCAGCGGTAGGCCCGGCTATCTTCGAGAATCAGACTGATGACCTAAAAGTGACATGGTCGGTAACGTGGATCTTCACGCTGGCTGAAGAACGAGCTTTCCAGCAGTGGCTACAAAGCCCGAATTATCTCAATCGTGGACTGAACTGGTTCCGGATGAATATCAATCTGGGCGGCAGTGGACTCCAGTTGCAGGAGCTTCACTTCACGCAGATGCCGGTGCAAACCAGTATCGACGGCGGGGTGGTGACCTGGGCGGGGACGGTTATTGCGAACCATCTCTACAACGCCGACGACGAATTTGACGACATCATTGTTGAGCTGCCACCGCCGTGGGATTCGTGGCTGGATATCGTAGTTACTGGTTATCCGGACGGCCGCGATCCGGAATCACTACCGAGGGTGCCGTAATGCCGAGCTTCAGAGAGTACAAGCAGCAGCGGCCGACGCGCGGGCTGTACGACACCATCACGTTCTACCATCCATCCTTTGGCTATATCCGCTTGGTCGACAAGCAGTTCTTTCCGAAGGTACTAGGAGGCCAGACGTACACGCCAGCGCGCTTTGAAATTGAAGAGAGCCAGCAGAGTGGCACGCCGGTGATAGACGCGACTGTGAAGTTAGGGCGGCTGTCGTCGGATATCAAAACGCTGATGAAGCAGTGGAAAGGTGCGGCGCGGCTGACGGCCATCACGGCCACCCGGAAAATCTTCGACAGTGGAGACGTGTCAGTGCCGATTAAGTCGTGGGAGTTGTACGTCAAGACGGTCGATATTGACGCCGATGCCGCTTCAGTGACGCTTTCTGTCACTAACCCGCTGAACAACAACATAGGCCGACTTTATGACCCTCAGGAATACACCGGGCTACAGTACCTCTGATTTCATCAGCAAGGTGATCGGCGTGCCTTGGGCTAACCGGGCCTGCTCGTTCGAGAAAGTCGACTGCTGGGGATTGTGCGTGCTGTATTACCGGCATGTTCTCGGCATTGAGTTGCATCAGACGCCGGATTACGAAGCCGGCGAGGACTTCTTCACCTGCTATCAGGGTGACGTCGTTTTCTGGCGCCAGGTCGATAAACCAGTTGAAGGTGGGATATTCGTCGGGTACTGCGGCTCGCAACCGGCACACGTTGGCCTGGTGCTTAACCGGCAGGCGCTGCACTCGCGGGGCGAGAACGGCAGTGTGCGCATGGACTCGTTACTGGTTATTCAGAGGGCTTTCACTAAAGTGGAGTATTTTTCTTATGGCGCTGGTTGAGATATCGAATTTTCCAGGAACGCCTAAGCTGCGTTGCAGGGTGCCAAACGGTACCCTTTTTTATGACTGGCTGGCGGCCAATGATGCCACCTTTCACAGTGATCTGCTAATCGTCCGCAACGGCGTGAGGTTAAGTGATGATGATGAGCTGGCGTTTGAACTGAGCGAACTGGACAACATCCAGATATTCGACCAGCCAAAAGGTATCGTCAGCGATATCCTGAGCCCGATCTTCAAAGTTGTAGGCGCTGTGTTTTCCTTCCTGGCTCCTAAGCCTGCAATTGCTAACAACGGTGGCAACACCGTCGACTCACCGAATAATAGCCTGACTGGGCAGACAAATACCGCCAGAGTATACAAAGCGAAGCCTGACATTTATGGTCAGGTCAGATCGTTTCCCGACTTGATTCAGGAATCGATGTTTGAATATGTGCGCCAGAGCGAGAACGATGGTGGCCTGAAATATGTCACTGAGTGGATGTGTATTGGTATAGGTAAGTATGACTATGAGTCTGTTCGTTACTCAGAGTCGAGTCTTGGATCGATGGCCGGTGCTGAATACCAGTTTTATCAGCCTGGTGAAGTGATACCGACTATTAACGAGGGGTATTCGTTCGACGATGTTGACGGGCAGGAGATGCCAGGGCCCAACGAAAGCGACAATTTCCCAGTAGAATCTGCGACGGCAAATACCGTAGTAAGTGGTGATTATGCTGGAGGCCAGATAGCGATGAAAATCGTCAAGCAGGCTGAGTTCGACTACTTCATGGGGCTCGTGCTACCGCATTCTGTCACCTTTACAATTAATGTCACCTACAACACTACATCGGGCAGCGTTACAGAAGATGTGCTTTTCTCAGGTACGCTGATTTCTGCTGTAGAGAGTGATGATGGTTCCTTGATAGACCATGTTCAGTGGTACACGTTCACCATGACAGATTTGCAGGGACCGCCAACAGTTCCATCTACTGCCACCATTAACACGACAAAATTCATTCTCAATGATAACGAGGCGCTTGTTGTGGGGCCTTTCTTCTCGCCTGTTGAGTCAACTGAGCTGTGGCTGCATACACAGTCATCACTTGGTGGCGGTAACTGGACGGACTGGACGGTAACAATCTGGAAAATTGACGACGATTACAATCAGATCCCCGGAACTCAGCAGGCCTTCACCTATCATCAGGGAACGCCGCATAAGTCGACCAGCGAAGTGTTTTATCGCACCGATAAAATAATTCCAGCAGGAGGGTTTGGTAAATACGCCATCAACTTCCAGCGTACAAACAACTCCAATGATGCCTCTATCCTGAAGGTCGAAGAGATTCACGCCGTTAATATTCGCAGCAATGTGGTTCACCCGACTGATACGCTTGTTCGTGTGAAGGTCAGGGCGACAGAGAATGCACTGGGTAGCCGTGACCGCAAATACAACGCCATGGTGACTCGCCATACCATCAGTTACAACCTGACGACACAGTCCGTGGATTACACATTACGGCCGTCTCGGTCGTTTGCTGACGCGGTGGCGCATACCTGGCTTGTAATGGGAGGCCAACCAGAAAACAGTATTGATCTGTACGGCCTGTACTCTATCGTGGAAAGCCTGCCTGATGAGCGGCTGGGCTACTTCGACTACACGTTTGACGATGAGAACGACTCACTTGGTGACAGGGTGCAGGCGATCTGCAATGCAGCATCCGTCATGGCGTACTGGGATGACGGTGTGCTGACATTCACCCGCGACCAGAAGGTTGATTATCCTGCTGCTGTATTCAACCGGGCCAACATGAAGACAGACGAGTACAAAATTACGTACGAAGCCACTCTTCCCGGAGGTTACGACGGCGTTCAGGTCTCCTACGTTCATCCGACTACGAATAACAAGACGTACATCAACTACCGCGTTCTGAACGGCGTTATCGTCGAGCAGGAAGCTGAGAACCCAAACAAGCTTGAGATAGTAGGATTCCGTAACGAGTACCAGGCTCGTGAGCGAGCGTTACGCGAAACAAAGCGGCTTATCTACTCCCGGGTGAAGATGAATGCCAAGGTATTTGAGGACGGGATTATCCAGGTGGGCAGCGTTATCCAGATGCCGGATATCTACGACAGCAACCAGCAGCAGGGTTACATCACCGGCCGCACTGGGAATAACTTCGATACGAGCGAACCAATCAAGTTTACCGGAACGATGTATGTTCTGGTTACTGACAGCTTGGGCAATCCAACACTGCGTTATCCGGCAACGGCCCGCAGCGACACGAAATATGGATTTACTGCAGCAATACCCACCATTCAGCTCAACATATGGAACGGAGACACTGTGCAGCTCCCGTCGCGCTATCTCATAGCGACCGTAGAAGAGTTAGATAGTCAATTATGGACAGTCAACAGCATCAAACCGAACACTGACAATACGGTATCCCTGATCGTCGCAGAGTACAGCGACTCAGTCTACGGATAGAACCTAATCCGAATATCACAACCCGGCCACTGAGCCGGTTTTTTTATGGAAAAATTATGGCCACCCAACCAACAAATAACGCAGTGCCAAGCGAATCACCCCGTGATCTGAAGTTTAACGCGGGGAAAATTGATGAGTTCGTTACGTCTGAGAATCATGATTATGTTGACAGATTTGGCAATAAACATCGTACAATTGAAGGCATAAATTACGATTCGAACCAGGCAATTCTGAATTATGGCTATATCACGAAGGATTCTTTTGAAGATGGCAGCACCATTAGCCTTGCTAACGAGTGCTTACGCTGGAAGAGCAACGGCGAGTACTACAGATGGGATGGGTCACTCCCCAAAGTAGTTCCCCCTGGCTCTACTCCGGAAGGCACTGGTGGGCTAGGGAAAGGTAAGTGGGTTGGTGTCGGAGATGCATCTTTGCGATCGGCAATGAAGAATGAGAATGGTACTGATTTAATTAATGGAACAAAATCTGTTGTTGGGTCAGTTACAAGATCACTAACAGATATGTTGTCAGACAAGATATCCGTGCGGGATTTTGGCGGAATTGATGACTATGATGGAACAAATGCATCAACATGCACTAACAACAGAATTCCATTTCAACGGTATTTTGAATATCTTAATTCAATTGGCGGTGGCGATCTAAATATTCCACGTAAATTAACCGGGAAATATTTTATTAGTGGTGATGACCACACACAAGTTACCTCTAAAGTTCGTTTAAATACTGACGAAGGTGTATCTATACATCTTGATTTCTCTGGAGGTGCTTCAAATACTCCATTTGCCAATCTCGATTTAAGGGCATCGAGCCAGATAAAGATTGAGTATGTTAATTTTGGTTATCCGTCATATGTTGGTGGTAGCGTAGACACGCCATTTAGTGACTCTTTGCAAACCATGAACAATGGTGATGGTATTTACACGGTGCCAGAAGTACTATCAGGTAGTGATTTTAAAGTCATTTCATTGGGAAATAGCTCTGTTGAAATACCACCGTTATCAACATCCGGAGATACAATCTCTTTTAATGGCGGAGGGGTTCCAACTGCAGCAGTCATCAGCGTGACTCCTGGTGACGAAATTATGGCGTTAATAGGCTCGAATTCGCTTGGGGGAATTATTGCCGGTGTCGTCACGGTTAATGGCTATGCTTATGTTTCTCAAGATACTTCTAGTGGTAATATTACCCTTGCAGAAGGCACGATAGGGCAGCCAAATATACTAACTGGTCTTAATTATGCTCTCATGGATCAGCTAAGAGATCGGTTTGACCGTGCTATCATAACAGTAAAAATTACTTCATCGAGAACCTTTACCGTTATGGCTAACGGTCTGGCAATATGCAGTCATACCACCAGGTCTAGTATTCTTGGCGCTTGTCTTGGTACTTCCGACATTAATAGTATTGTGAATGTATCACAAATGTCTCGAGTTAGAGGGCATAGTTTTTCCGGGTCCAAGCCTTTGAGGATATTGGTTTGCGGAGATTCAATTACCGATCAAAATAATCAATATTCATGGGCCAAATATCTCCAGATGCAGTTGGGCTCAGCTGGCGTTAACATTGCAGAGATAAATAATTTAGCAGTGGCTGGACAGACAGCGGCCCAACAACTCAGCATCCTGAAAACTGTTGGTGTAGGATATGATATCTGCCTGATACAGGTTGGTGTAAATGATGTTCAGTTACAGACTCCGGTAGCATCCTTCATTTCGACAATAAATGAAATGGTCACTTACGCGAAGGGGATTGGAGCATTTCCGATTGTTGGTGTACCCACGGCTTTTTATTCTCTTGCAGAGGCGAATGCTAATGGGCAAACGGGAGGGCAAAACACATCAAACAACTCTTCGATAGGGATGTACCGATCGCTTCTTATTCGTGCTGTTGCAGCAGCTGGCGGAATTGTTAACCTTGAGCCTATGAAAGGACATGGAGCTATGACGGCTAAGTGGCTGTCACTGAAACCGTATGCCGTCAGCGATAGCATCGTGCTGGACAATATTCACCCCACTCCATATGGGTCGATGCTCCTGGCACAAGGATATGCGCGATGCATTCTTGGATGGCTTACTAGGCCTGACATGACACCAACGGAAAGCTTTGAATTTATTCCTAGCGGGTGGCTTAGCCCAGGATTTGGCGAAACATCGATCCCTAAAATTAAAGGAAGGGAGTTCTCTGGGTTGATAAGTCTGCATGCAACAAATATCAATGATGGTTCAGTGGCCTTCACTTTGCCACCATCATTTAAAGTAGATAACGTTAAGATGCTTGCGGTGACAGGGACAAACAGTTCCGGGCTTCCGGTAGGTGTTTGTAATTTATATGTTGGGACAGACGGGAAGTGTTACTTCTTTAATATTCCAGAAGGAGTTACCCAAGTATCAATGGACGGTGTGGTTTTATAGTTCCGTGTGGGAGGTCTCCCTCCCACACTCACTATTAATTGTAAGGGGTTTCTCTTTCCATTTCTAAAACTATGGCTCTGAAATTTCTATTAAACTCATAACCAGGTTTATTATGTAACTCTGCATTTATGCAGTCTCCTAGAAGAGAACTTCTGATTCTAGCACCATACCCATTGGTATGATAAGCAGAGTCCATAAATAATTTTCCTCCAAGATTAGACGCGCTTGGTGCGCAAATAACGTTAATACCAGCAACAGAAAGCAAACCCTTAAGTTTCATTAACGACTGCATGGTTTGTCCATTATCAGTGTCAAACCCCGGATTTCGCATCGTAACAGGCCATGTAATAAATAATTTCCCACCTTTATTAGAAACAAAATTATTTATTTCCTTGAGTGTTGTATATGTATGTTCAGATATTTTAGGAATGTCTGAGTTATATGTAAATGTGCCATTATACACAGAATCGTAAACAGTTTTACCGTCAATAAAAACATTGATGTCACCGTTTTTATTTAGACTTTTATAACTGTACCCATTATATTCACCATTGGTAGAGTTAAGATGATTGATGACATCACTCAACGGTGAAACCAGGCCTTTATCTTCAGCATTAAATCCTTCAACTAACCTTTTGGGGCTAACATTCATCATGAACTTTATACGGTTATAAATGTTGATGCTTGATAGGTAATCCTGGCCCCACCCCAATATATTATTAACAAACCAATCAGTTGGTGCTTCCGTACGTGTGTAGTACTCATACTCAAGCGGCATTACAACGATATCACCATTTTTAAAATGCTTTTTTAATTGATAAAAATGATAGTTTATATCTAGCTCTGCATGCGTTGCAATATTTACAACTGGAAGTGATGTTTTATGGGAAATAATTTCACTATTTATAGAAAATAAGCTATTCGACCCGCTAGAGATTATTATTTTTTTCCCATTTATCCTGTCAGCGGCAACGCCTTTAAAATCAATTACGTTCTTTAGCCACCACTCACCTACAACCTGCTTTCCTTCCTGCATTTTGAAAGCATAAATAAACGTCCCAGCGGCAAATGCAAGTATTGCTAAGAATATAGAGAAGCTGAATTTATAATTCACTGTTCGCCCTTAAAAATTGAAGTAAATAAAGGATCCGGGAGCCGCCCCACCCAAGGAAGCAGTCACTGCAATGCAAACGCCAAAGGCACACAGGCATGGAGCAAGCAGATTCCACGCTATACCACTCTTATGTTCTTTGGTCATCTCCATGAAAACATTAGAATTTACATTAATTAAGCACGTCATAATGGCAATGGCGCAAACAGCTATCATATAGAAACCACCTTTCGATGCCTCATAGAGGAATGAGTCCGCAAAAGGTTGAGCATATTTAAATCCGGAAACCAAAGAATCGTAACCAGCAAACATTTTCTTTAGCAAACTAAAAGCATCATTTAAGTTATCTGTTCTGAAGAAAATCCAGGTGATATTCACGTAATTGAATGTTATAAACCAACCTACAACGCTCGGCATGCGAAAGCCATTTTGTGACCAATACCTGTGAATGACAAGCCCAGCCCCGTGTAAAGCGCCCCACGCCAAAAAATTCCATCCAGCTCCATGCCAGAAACCGCCGATCAAAAACGTCAAAAACAGGTTTAGATATGTGCGTAATACACCATTTCGGTTTCCGCCAAGAGGAATGTAGACATAATTCCTGAGCCACGTGGAAAGGGTAATGTGCCAGCGTCTCCAGAAATCTTGAAGGTCTGTTGCTATGTATGGTGAATTGAAGTTGATAGGCAGCACAACGCCAAACAGAAGGGCCGAGCCAATCGCCATGTCAGTATATCCGGAGAAATCAAAGTATAACTGGATACTGTATGAGAGGCTGGTTATCCATGCCTCCAAAGCACCAAGGGCTGAGATATTTGCATAACCTTGATCCGCTATAGAGCCAAAATATGAAGACAAGACAACTTTTTTGAATATTCCGACACTAAATATAAATACTGCGGGAACGAAATATTTCCCGAAATAATTATCCCTTGAGTTGAGTTGGTTTGTAATTACATCATAATTTGTTATCGGGCCAGAGATGAGCTTAGGGAAAAACAAAATGTAGCAGCAATAATTTAATATTGAAATGTTAGATATCTGCTTTCTATACAAACTAACTGATAAAGAAATCTGCTGAAATGTATAGAAGCTTATGGCTAACGGCGCAATAACATTCATGTGGCCTATATTTAGGTTGAAAATACTAGATATGTTACTTGCAAAGAAGTTGCAGTATTTAAAATAACCAAGAGATGCCACGTTAAATATAACTGATAATGCTACATATAATTTTGTCTTTTCAGATTTCATCATTGTTAATATTGCGTAGTTTATCAGCATCGATATCAACAAAAGAGGCAAGAAATTAAATGTGAAAAAAGTATAGAAATACAGGCTAGCGCAACAAATCCACACCTTGGAGAGAGCAATGTTAAATTTTTTCAGGAAAAGGAATATCAATACCACCAAAGGTAAAAACATTACAGAATATTCTAACGAGTTAAATAACATGCCTTATCCCTTATATAAGTTATCAATCAAGTTTAAACCGCTATCAGAACACCAAATTCGCTTATCCATTCATGAACCTCTTCCACGCGCAATCTGCAACCACACTTAACATCCATGGTATTAACTTTAATTCCTAAAATTAGTGACATGGAGTTTACCACTACAGAGAAATCTGATCATTACTTGATCGAAAGAAGGGAACGTGGTGCTGTGCGTATACACAGCAATGGTCGGAGAAGCATCTCTGATCCCATATGCTCGCTCTTTGGTGGTTTGCAGAATGGAAGGCGAGTTGAGGATAAGGCGATATCGTAAATCATCAACTCCTCACCTGGAGGAATTGCAGACGGGGAGGCGTAAAAGATACCAGTGCACGATGACGGAACTAGCCCGGATGCGATCTTTGGGATGTTCACCTACATCATCCACGATGTTCGCTCTGACGAGTTCGACGACTTTCTGGTGATGTGATGGGGCATGGATGAGGAAAACATTATCGAAAACAACCCAAAACAGATGGAGTTGAGAGGTGTCTTGCACCATTTCTCACAACTTACCATCAAGCCAGTCTGCCCACCACTGCATCATCTCCCTGCGCTTATCCATGTACTGAGCGTGATTGTATATCCCACGCACAGATCCGCCGTTTGCATGTGCCAGTTGCACTTCAATAGCGTCAGCAGGCCATTCGTGCTCGTTCATAATCGTGCTGAATTCATGCCTGAATCCGTGACCGCTTTCCAGACCCTCATAGCCGATTTGTTTGATCACAAGCAGTACCGCGTTCTCGCAGATTGGCTTCTTCTTATCGTTGCGCCCGGCAAAAACAAACTCTGAGACTGGTTTGGTGATGGAGCTTAGCGTAGTGAGAAGTTCAACTACCTGGTCTGACATAGGAACCACATGAATTTTGCGTCCTTTCATCACACTGGCGTCGATGGTGATAATCCTATTTTCAAAATCGACGTTCTTCCATAGCATGGAACGAAGCTCTTTCGTTCTTAGGGCTGTGTAGCGTAAAACTTTGGTCGCAATGAGCGATACGATACTTCCTGAAAATGTTGCCAGTGCTTTGTTGAATGCCGGGATCTGGTCTGCAGGAAGAAACGGGAAGTTCTTCTTGCGGTATCCCTTCATGGCGTCAGCAAGGTCAGGTGCCGGGTTATATTTAGCCCTTCCGGTGACAATAGCGTAACGGAAAACCTCGCCGCATCTTCTGCGTGCTTTGTTGGCTCGTTCCATTGCACCGCGATCTTCAAACCTGCGGATTACTTCCAGCAGTTGCATCGGCTCAATATCCTGAATTTCAAGGCCGCCAATGATAGGTAAAATGTCGTCGTCAAACATTTTGGCAAGTTCAGTTGCATACCCTACTGACCATACTTGCTTCTTGTGCTCGTACCATTCCTTGTAAATCGCACTAAAGGAATTGTTGTTAGACGAAGCCTTTTTCGCCTTTACAGGATCGATGCCAACCGAGATGTCTTTCCTCGCAGTCCATGCTTTATCCCTTGCCTCCTGCAAAGTCATAAGCGGATATTTTCCGACGGTCAGGATTTTCTCCTTACCGTCAATCTTGTAGCGAAGCTGCCATACCTTTTTCCCTGACACAGGGACATAAAGGTACAGGCCATTACCATCGAGAAGGCGGTATGGTTTTTCTTTCGGCTTTGCTGCTTCAATCTGCTTAACGGTGAGCAT